GTAATTTTATGGGTCGATTATCCTCTTTATCATCCATAAAAAACCCATATGTAAATACTCATCAAGCTGGATTTGAGATATTGGAGATTGTGTAAATGGCTTTATATTTAGACGCACTTGGTCAAATCGTTTTTGCTAGTTCAATGCCCAGTGGTGGTAGTGTTGTTCCTGCTCAACCTTCTTCAAATCTAGTAGATACTGCGCCTTGGTTTAGAGCCAGAGATGACGGGTCTATTCAGTGGCATCCAGCTAATTATTATAGTGGTGGTGGTGAAACCTCACTGCTTCTCACAGGTATGTTGACTATTCCTGTGTCTGTGGTCAATAGTAGCACAATAGGTGTTGTTCCCGCTGGTGGATTTGCAAATGCAACTGGTACATTTAAAGTATGGCTTGGCACACAAGATGTCACAACATTATGTACTTTTACAGCAGGGACACCCAGTAACATAACCGCAAGTATTAATTCTTCCACAGGTGTTTATTCTGCAACAGCTATGCCTGATGCACAAACATATGGAAGCATTACATTTACCGCGTCTTATAAAAGTCAATCATTAACTTTAACTTATGCCGTTACTAAAGCAAAAGATGGTGTTGTGGGTGCAAATGGTGCTAACTTTAGTATTGACCAAGCTGCCGCAATATTCAATAAGTCATCTTCAGGTGTTGTTACACCTAGCACGGGTATTGCTTTAACCACAAGTTATCAGAACGTATCTGCCATCACAGGTTATGTGTGGAAAAAAGGTGTGAGTGTTATTAGTGGTGCAACAAGTTCAAGTTATACAATTCCAGTAGCTGATTATAATTCAACAACAACAAACACCTATAGTTGCACAATAACAGGCACAATCAATAATGTTATTGGTGCTACATTAACAGATGCCATTACTGTACCAATGTTACTTGATGGGTCATCAACGCCTACTGTTGTGCTATCTAATGAGAACATGACTTTCCCTGCTTCCAATTTAGGATTCTCAGGGATTTCATTTGCATCAGGTTCATGTGAGATTACTGCCTATATTGGCTCAACACAATTAACCTATAATAATGCAGGTGGAGCTAATACGTTTAAATGTACTGTGAGTGCAACAAACGTCACAGTAGCTGGTGGAACAATTAGTGGTACTAAATTAATTCTTCCTGCTCCAACAGCAATGTCTGCTGATAGTGCTTATCTCGATATTTCGACCACCATTTATGATTCAACTGGCACAGCATTAAGTGGTATTCTTGTTAGTCGTGTAACCTATGCATTAAGTCGTGCGGGTATCAAAGGTGATACAGGTGATGCTGTTGATTTCATCTTTGTGCGTAGTGCATCTCAACCAACAACTCCCGCTGCTTCAAGTGGTGTACCAAGTTCACCTATTCAATGGTATACCGATGTAGCATCAGTCCCTGCATCAACAAACCCGTTGTGGTCAAGTATGGGTTTCAAAGCAACAGGTGCAACAAATTATACTTGGGATACACCTAGTCGTATTGAAGGTGCAAATGTTGCAGAGGTATCTGTTTACACTCGTGGTGTGCCGACTACAACGCCTACAGGCGGGACTTATACTTTTGGTAATGCATCACCTATAACAAGTGTACCAACATCCACTGGTGCGACATGGAGTGCTAATATTCCAACTGGAACATTACCTGTTTATGTATCACGAGCAGTGGTTTCAGCACCTGCTGGTAATACAACTGCTATTAATATCACTGGATGGTCAACACCCGTGATTAGTTTCCAAAATGGTGCAAATGGAGTCGATACTACTGCATATTGGATTAGTTGTACCAACTCATTAAAACGAAGCACATCTCTCATATACACACCTACAACTGTGTCAATGAGTGCTTATAGTAAAACAGGAACTGCCGACGCTGCTGCTTATGCTGGACGTTTTAAGGTTTATGAAAATGGGTCATTAACACCAAGCTATACATCAAGCTCTGACCAATCAACTTATGCATATACACCAAGTGCAAATAACCTGACGCAATTAAAAGTTGAAGTTTATTTAGCGGGTGGAACAACGACTAAGTTAGATGAGCAAACTATCCCTATTTTGCAAGATGGTGCTAGTGCAATTAGTGTTGTGGATTCAAACAATAATGTTACTATTCCAACTGCGAGTGATGGAAGCTCAAGTGGCACTTATCCCAATTCTGGTACAACTATTCAAGTATATGAAGGTTCAACTGCATTAACTTATACGACTGGAACAGCAACAACTGGTAAATTCTCAGTTGCTGTATCACAAAATCCTGCAAGCTCTATTACGCTTGGTGCAACAAGCGGAAACGCAACAACATCATTTATTATTGCTAATCATAGTAATATGGTTACTGCCACAGATTCAGTTGGTGTAATATTTACAATAACTGCTGTAAAATCTGATGGAACAACAGTCACATTAACTGAAACACAAACAATAACTAAAGCTAAATCAGGTATACCATCATATACTTGGACTAAATATGCTACCGATGCGGCTGGAACAGGCTTAACTGATTCACCTACAGGAATGTCATATATCGGTATTGCTGCAAACCAAACTTCAGCAACAGAATCAACCAATGCCGCACTTTACACATGGAGTAAGATACTAGGTGATACAGGTTCAGCGGGAACATCCGTTTATACTGCTACTATTTATTATCAGCCTAATCCAGCATCTACACCATCTGCCCCTACGGGCGGCACATATGTGTTTAGCAGTAATACATTAACCCCTCCATTAGTAACCACAGGGGTATCTTGGTCTAAAACGATGCCAGCAGCATCGCAAACATTACCAACGTATCAATGCCAGTTTACCTTTGTCACAAATCCACCGACAACAACAATTAACAGTACATTAACAGCAGGAACGTGGTCTCCACCCACTGTTGTGTCACAATTAGGAGCAACGGGTGCTACTGGAGCAACTGGAGCAACTGGGGCAACAGGTTCTACTGGAGCAACTGGTTCTACTGGAGCAACAGGTGCTGCTGGGAAAACAGCGGTTAGAGTATTTTTAAAAAATTCAAGTTCATCTGCGGCATCATCAAATCCATCTGGAAATATAACAGCTACAGGTTCAGCAAACGATACTTGGTACACCAATACCCAAACATTGGCTACTGGTCAGTTTCAATGGCAGTGTGATGGTGTTTATGACCCTGTTGCAACAGCCACTGCGTGGGGTTCACCTTATTTAACTTTATTTAAGGTTGATACATTGTCAGCCTTTACTGTGAATACAGGTGCATTAACAGTCAATAATACATTAAATGTTTCCACAGGTGGTGTAATTAAATCGGGCATGAGTAACTTTGCCACAGGTACAGGTTATTGGCTTGATTATAATAGTGGTACACCTAGATTTAGTATTGGTACTGGTGCATCTGGAACAATGTCAAATGGCTTATCATGGGATGGTAGTACAGCTAAATTCTTTGGTGGTGGTACATTTAGTGGTGCATTATCTGCCGCATCGGGTACATTTGCTGGTACAGTTACTGTGGGCACTTCTCCTGCTGTAAGTAGTACCACTATGACTGGCAGTGGTGCAGTTATAAATAATAATGGTACTTTTGCTATAGGGAATTCAACTACTAATATTAGTTTTAACGGTAGTACATTAACTCTTAATGGTAATGTTGTTGCAACTGCTAATATAAATACTAATGCCATTACCAATTATTGGCAACAAAATTACCAATACGGTACTTCTGGTTTTCCTTTACAAATAAATACGGCTAATACACAGTATAAAACATCATTCACTACTATAACAATGCCGACTGCGGGAAAATTAGCAATCAATACCTTTGCTGTTATTCATAACAACAGTACGGCAAATGACTACACTACTGAAGTTTGGTCAGGGGTTACTAAAAATGGAAGTTATGTGAATTCAAATGCAGAAACTTACTGGCTCAAGATTAATGCAGGTGGTTCTGTATCATCATCATATACACCTCACACATCTGGAATGAACGGCAGCATGATGACTTATAAAAACACAGAACACGTTGATGTGGCGGCAGGGGATACAATAACAATATCCATAACTTGTAGAGTTGCAACTACCCAAACAGTTGTATGGGCAGATTCTTTATATTACACAGCTATTCTTTTTAAGAGATAACAATGGCTAATTTAATTTTATTTTATAAAACAAATAATCTATGCAAAAGTATTATTAATACTTCAACTCCTGAATCTATAGTATTAGATGATGATGTCTTCTCCATAGAAATACTTGAAAAAGATTTAAACCTTTTAAAAGATACAAAAGGGGTGATTTACTATAATGATGGAAATATTGAAACTCTAAGTAAACCCAATAGATTTTATGAATTCAACCCAGTGACTAAACAATTTGAAAAAAATGCACAATTTGAAATTAGTGTTTTATCAGATGAAATTAGAGATTTAAGACTTTATTATTTACAAGAACTAGATGCAATAGTTCAAAACCCATTACGTTATGCTGGTTTTACAGATGAATATAAAACCAAATTAGCAGAATATCGACAGTTGTTACTTGATATCCCGCAACAGTCTGGTTTCCCATTAGACGTAATTTTCCCAACCCTACCACAACAATAGGTATTTAAAATGGCATCAAAAACACTTGCTCAACATAAGTTAATGCTCGCAGCGGCACATAATAAAGCGTTTGCTAAGAAAGCAGGTATTCCAATGTCTGTGGCTAAAGATTTTGTAGCGGCAGATAAAAAGGCTGGTAAATTTAAAGCTAAAAAGAAGAAGTAAAAATAATGCCCCGAAAGGGGCATTATTTATTAGGCTATATGACCACTTTTAAGGATACTCGCTAAATCAATAGCACGTCCATAAACCTGTCTTGCCCATTTGGATTTAAGCATCTCTTGTGATGCTTGTGTGAAGCGTCTATTCTCAATTAACTTAATCGTCTTTGTGAATTTACCTAATCCACCCAGACCCATGTTATACCCCATATCCAGCATCACATACTGTGAGGTAATAGGTAATTGAGAATACCAACTGTATGTTTCTTGCAATTGTGTATCCAAACGATTACACATTTCACTCACAAAGAATTCAGCCTTTTCTTTTGACACACCTTGACGATGAATAATTTTAATTTGTCTCGGTGATAATTCCAAAGGATTCTTTGTTAAGTTATAACCATATCCCACCGAGATATCGCCATTTCTATCATGATACGGCATCTTGCGATAACCTTCATGTTCACTTGTACCAATAACACACAAACTTAATACTGCTGCGGTAATCATAAGAGTCTCTCCATTCTTATTTCATTTTTCATAACATCATTTCCAAACTAAGGAAGATGCAGTTTATCATCGGTTTATTAAATTTTACTTAAATCCAACATCTTTCAATATTTCATAGCACTTGGTGATATACCAATCATAATCTAAATCAATAGGTATCTCCTTTGTTAATCGCATCATGGGTCTACACTTCTCAGACATAGGCACAGTGTGACCAGTCTTAGCATAAATAAGAGCCGTATTAGTCGCTGTACTGTGATAAAAACGTACAACCTTACCTAAGTATTCTGTATCCTTTACTGCCCCACCATCGACCTTACAGAGGGTTAGAAACGCATTCATTCTAGTGCATCCTCTCACTGTGTCTTCAATAGACGTTCCGTTCTTTAAAAACTCAGCAACAGCTTCCGAGCAAATCATATTAGATGTATTTTTATCAATCTCAAGCTCAGATGGTTTTGTGTAATAGGAATAAGCACCTTTACGTTTAATCTCACCATTGGTTTTAATGGCGAAATAATTATTCACATCACGACTGTGGATAGATTGATAATGGGTATATTCCATATTGAATCCAGTATCATGCATCCACTGTGAAATGATATCCGTCACAAGTTCACTATTGCGTGGTGACCTAATTACCACACCATCTGTATTAGCTGATACACATTGCACACCTGCTAAGTGTAATCGCTCAATGAGCATTAGAAGGGATAATTGACCTGTCACTGTCACAGCAACTAAGAGTTTTGGCGCAAACAAAATACTATACTCTGAGCCAAACTTACCAAATGACCCATTGAGCAAAATCTTATAACACGCATCAATAATCTTATCTTTTACTTTCTTAGCGTGAACACGTTTATCCAACGCACCTTTATATACTTTTAAGAATATATTACCAAGTTGCTCTGGGTATAACTGAAGTAGCATAATGATTGATGGATAATAAGAGGTCACATCCGCATCAATAAGCTCGAAATCATCATCCGAGAAGTGCGATATCGATTTCTCAGTTGAATGCAAACCACCCGAACCAAGTTGATACCCAACACCATCAATAGTAATTATTGTGTTCTTAAGAAGCTCTGAACGCATCTTACCACCCACAAATTCAAATCGCTCTGTCTTTAAGTCTTGCAATACTTTCTGAAGCTCAGGTGTTTTAAACTCAATAAATTTAGGTGCGCTATAAGTGATAATCGCATTTTCATCTACTTTACCTTTATATATTTCACGACCTAAGAAACCTTCAACTTCTTTCTTGATAATCGCTTCAGCCATCTGTGCATCAGATTTTGAGCGAATATCGAGTTTATTCTGTTTGCCCACACTGTCTCTGAGTTGTATTTGTGGGTAAAGAAAATTATAAAGATAGGCTGTTGCTTCACAATCATTAAGACAATACCTACGCACAATAGTCATCTGGTCATAATTTAAATCAATACCTGCTTTGAATGGAAGGTCTTGGATATTAGGACAATTAAGTCTTGCAGCATATTGCTTTAATGATGCTTTGCCTTTTGATACTTCAATCAAATCAATGTGGTCTAAATCAAGTTGCTTAACCTTGAAATGTTTTAAGACTTGATAGGGTCTTGATTCCTCCAAAATAAGCATCTCAGTGGCTCGCCATAGCTCGGAAAAACTTTTCCCATGCAATGCCATTGCTAAGATAACAGAGTCGAATTTGATGCCATTAAAGCTAATTAAGGTATGGTTGTTCACAAACCATGTGAGTAATGGGATATCTAATTCATAATCATCATATTTTTCAAAGTAATAACATTTACCCGTGCGATATCCCACAAAGAATATTAAGAAATAATTACCATAAATCTCAATATCGAACACAAGTTCTTCATCAAAAGGCTGATTGAATGATGCCCACAGGTTATATTGATATGACTGTGAATCCTCTAGGTTAGGAAGATAGTCTGGTTCTTCCCATGTGCGTGAAGGAATAATCGCCTGCTGCTTTTGTTTCTTTGGTCGTATCTCAGTTTCACCACCAAATAAATCAAAATGAAATTTAATATTTTCTTGAACACCAAAATACCGTTCAATCTTTGTATTGACATCATCTTCAAATGCAATGCAAATCAATCGGTATTCTGATTCTGTGATTTTAACAAGCACATCATCTTCTGATGCCAAATCATTTTCATACAGTAATTCTAAAATATTATCATGTGACCAATCACAATAATGCGCTAAATCAAATGAGCTAATATACTTAGCCATTCATCTCTCCATAAATTTTAAGCAATAAAAAACCTTGAATTGATTTTACAACAAGTCAAGGTTCTCTGTAAAGCAATTATCCGTTTGGATGTATCGTGTTTTGTATAAACCAAAAAAGAATTGCACCCATCGCAGTAGCAACTGCGCTACCCGCCCAATAAATTAATTTCTCTAATGCAATTATTTTTTTTTCTAAAAAACCAGTATGCACCATCTTAAGTTCGGTTTCATTTAGTTTTTGTTCAAGATTATCTATTTTAGTACCAAACCGCTCAAAAGTCTTTTTTGTGAGTTCGGAGTTTTCTTGTGAACGTCTATCACGCTCATCTAATTTGAGAACGACTGTATTCATACTTAGTGCTATATCGGATAACTGTGTGCATAGCCGTTTCACTGTATCTTTTATCTCAGTTAAATCTTTTTCGAGATTGTCCACAGTGGACTCCGTTTGAAGAAGACGAGTCAGTTCAGTGTTCTCTGGTTTGCCTTGCCAGAATTCACTCATCGTATTTTACCTGACTTAAGAATTAATGCTAAATCAATAGCACGAGATTTAACTTGTTTTGCCCATTTAGAATCCATCATCTCAATAGATGCTTGGGTTGTTTTTCCTTCTTCAATGAGTTTTAACGTGTGTTTGAATGCGAGTAATCCTTGTACACCTAAATTAAATGCCATATTAATTAGCACATATTGTGTATTATTATCTAATTTAATAAACCAAGGCAATGCTTTGATGAGTTGCTCTTCAACTTGTGTGCAACAGAGTTTTAATAAATGGTCTGCTTTTTCTTCTGTGATTCCAACCGTTTTAAGTGATTGTAATTCATTGGCAGATAGATGAAGTGGATTGGCATCTAAATTATAACCATATCCAATAGTGAGTTTTCCTGCGGTGCAGTGATATGTATTAGCACGAAAACCTTCGTGTTTTTTCAGATTGTCTGCTTGTATTTGATTAATCGGCATTTGAGTACATCCTTATAACTAGAAATTCGTGATACGGGCAAGCATACCACATATCACGAATTAAGTCACGGAGTTCTAGTCCTCTAAAATAATATACTTTTGGTCTTTCAGCATTTTAATGACATCATCGATATGTTGATTAAATAACCCGCATAATTCATCGGCATCTGGTGCAGGTTCAGCGTCTTCAATCATTTGAAGTGCTTCTTCATACATCTCAACTAAATATTCATTTTCATCTTCAAGTTCGTCAATTCGGATTTCCGCTGCTGATAATTTAACTTCATTCACAGCATTAATGGCTAATTGTGTTCTTAACTTACGTTCAAGGTCACGATAATCATTTTTTAATGATATAAAATCGTTCAATAAATCTTCATCCCAACTATCTAACATATCAACAATATTTCCCATTTTAATATCCACTTGAGTTAAAACCATTATCACCACGAGCTGAATTACTTAGCTCACTAACCTCTTCATAGTTAATTAGATTCACAGGTATTGTGAGTAACTGTGCAATCTTATCGCCTACCTTTACATTATACGCATCATAACCATGATTGTACAAATGAACCATCACTTCACCTGTGTATCCACTATCGACACACCCAGCACCTACTTCTATATTGTGCTTTACGGAAAGACCACTGCGAGACCAAAGAAGACCGACATACCCTTCTGGTACATCAATTCTTAAGTTTGTGTGAACTACTTTACTCGTACCAGCAAAGATAACAATGTCTTCACTGGCATATACATCTTGCCCAGCATCAAGAGGGTTATTTCTTGTCAATTTACCTGATTGAACTTTACCTATTTGTTGTGCTTCAAGTGATTCCACACGGCTTTGTAAATCTTCTACCACATGGATTAAAAAAGCAAATCTATCATCACTACTCATGAAACCCTCATTTTATAAAATGGCGTAAAACAGCTATTACGCACATTAGTCATTAGATTAAACATATATCGCACAGTGCCTTTATGCTCTGCACTGCGTGAAAATAATTGGCACATATCCTTACTCGGACAATTACTATTAAGGCAGACCTTTTTCATTGATAAATCCTAATTCAAATTGTTTTTTGGTTATTTCAATCAAATAATTAGTATTCTCAATCCTAAGATTAGTTAACAATAATTTATAACTTACATCTTGTTCACTACTCAGAAGTCTAACCGCATAACAAATGCTATCCATCAGCTCTTCTTTTAAATGCTGTAACCACTGTGCTTCAGTCAAATCTGTTCGCTCAAGGGTCACACCATACTTTTTCAATCCAGTCTCAGCACGTTGCTGAAACTCTTTTTCAAGTTGTTGTGCTATTTTTTCATCAGTTGTGAATTTTAACACTTCACAAATACTGTCTTCAATTCTACTCATAACATATCATCTGGTGGAAAAAATACATACTGTAAAAAGGCAACAACTAACATTAATTGCCCATATAAAACAAAATCAAATGGTTGCTCATTCATTTCTTACTCCTTACACATTGTTTATTTGCATTACTATTTAGCAGATTAACAACATTGGAGTGTTGTAATTCTATCGCTTTTTGTGTGCATTCTGCAATAGTTTTAAAATGTAATTTATCTAAATCCATCCCAGTCCCATTTAATGCTACTGTGATAATTATCCAATTCATCTATCAACCTCCACCCACTGCTTATCTTTCCAATAGACTTCTTTAAAAATGATATCATTGGATAACTGTGATAAAAATAGTTTTATTTTCAACTTATACACGTCTGTTAATAACCCCTTGGTATCCTCAATCACAACATCAGAGCCTTTAAGATATTTAAAATCAGAAACATATTCCGTTTTCCTATGTGTCTTGCCTTTTCGTTTAAATCCATCCATTAATACAAATCGTGGCTGAAGCTCTAAGTCTTTAATTCGTCCAAGTCTCTGTTCTTCCTTAAGGAATTCATATCGCTTTGCTTCAACCTTAGAGTCAAATGTGTGACCATCTACAACAGTTTTGACGGCTGAGTATTTTGAACCTGCTTTACGTTTAAACATCATCGCATATACGCCTTTACAATCTCTTTAGCAATACCGCTACGCACAATATCCTCAACATCAAACTTGATAATACCTACGCTATTAACATACACGAGTCTTCGCATAGCATCCGCAAGACCACTACGCTCACTAATATCCTGTTGGTCTAAGTCACCATCAATTATCACCTTGACTCCTTCCCCAATACGGGTCAAAAACATCCGCATTTGGCTCTCAGAGCAGTTTTGAGCTTCGTCTAATATAACTACCGCATCATTAAATGTCGTGCCTCTAAGGTATGCTAGAGGCTTAAATTCGATGATGCCTCTTTTAAGATAATAATCCACAGTGGATTTACCTAGTCTACGGTTGAGAATCTCAATCATCGGTAGCATATATGGTGCTGTTTTATCTTCTAATTCACCTTTAAGGAATCCAATTTTCTCCCCTGCTTCCACAATGGGGCGTGTGATAACGAGTTTGCTAATATTTTTTAATTGAAGTTGTTGAGCTGCGTAGCTTAATGCTACATAAGTATTATGAGTAACCGTAAAATCTCGTGTTAAATAAAGATGTCGTTCACTATCAACACTAATACATTTCCCTGTTTGAATGCCAATATACTCAGCTTTGACAATTCGTTTATTGGCACAAATGTCTGTTGGTAAAATCTTGTATCGTTCTACTTTTCGTTTTAATGAAAAAGGATTAAATGGTGTTCTGATTTGAAGATTATACTCAATATTCTTGCGGTCTTCCCTATCGTTAATGCTAGTAGTTGCAATACCGCCAAGTGAACGAACAAGCCATGCAACATCATCAATTAATTTTTTGCTAGAGGATGAAAATCTAAGTTTATTATTAGTACAAGTACCATCACTATCTAGCAATCCTGCAAGTAATGCTTTTCTTTGTGCTATTGACCCATATTTATATTCATCGGGAATCCATTTATCAATTGATTTAACGCCATGTAAACCTAGCGAATCATAAAACTTACGATGCTCTTTATTTACTGCAATATCATAAACACCATCGACCTTACAGCGATGTGACATAACCACATTTGGGTCAATCTTACTTAAAATCTCTTCAAAATCATGACTACCAACAGAAATAAGTAAATTATAATTTTTTGAGCTTCCATTACCTAAAATATAACCCATAGTCCAAGCATCTATTTCTTGCTTATCGCTTTTTAGAAATTCAACAGGTTTAGTTAATCGCACTCGATATTTATACGGTGCTTTTTTTGACTTATCGATATTTATACCATCTAACATTTCAGATAATGGCATTACTCTATACTGTTTCATTGATGCTAGTTTTGTTGTTTGAATTTCCCACAAATGGTCTTCACAGCAATTAGTAGTAGAGCCATCTGAAAATGTAACTTTATACATTTTTAAATTATCATTGATAAATGTATCTAATACCCGAATTGGTTGCCCTTCTTCAGATACCACAAAATCACCTTTTTGAATATCCCCCATTTTAACAAATCCCGATGGTGTTAAAACAGGTTCATCTAATGGTTGGGCTTTACCAGTACCTGCCGAGCCAAGACCAATGGTAATAATGTTACTTTCAATTGAATTGAGATATGCTACTTGTTTAGCTGTTTTAGGCTTTATCTCTTGTGCCTCGCGTTCACGTTGATGATTATTGGGAATAATCTCTTCACTAAATGCTTCCCATTTTTGCGTAATGTTTTTCTGCGCTCTTTTTCGTGACATAAATATCCTTTTAGGAAACCTACTGTGCCATCACAGTAGGTTAATTTCAATTATTGACAAGATTCACATTGTAACTTAGCTTGATGGCTATAGCCACTTTTTGTATAGATATAATAACTACCTTCTATTTCCTCATTATTAAACATTTCTTCATGAAGCTCAGAAATAACTTCTTCTGGTGTATCAGCAGGAATAAATAAATTCATTGATTGCCATTGGTCAATATATTTATTTCTAATAGCCGCGTATCTAAGCAATGTGTGCTGATTCATTTCAAATGCAGTTCTGAATACTGCTTTTTCATGGTCATCAAGCCAATCGCAGTTTTGTACTGAGCCATTATCATCAATGATTTTTTCAATCTCTTCACGATTAAATACACCTTTCTCACGCATCACATTCACAAGGCTAGGATTAATTCTATCTACTTCACCTGCGGCTGTTTGTTGCGTGAAGGTATTTGCTGGGTTTGGATTGATACCCTCTGAAACACCACCCATAATCAATGCTGTGGATTTAGTTGGTGGACAAGTATTGGTATGAGTATTACGCACACCATAACCTTTACACCATTCAGGTTCACCTAACTCACGAGCCATCCATTTTGTTGCACGTTTTGATTCAGATTGAATGACTTCCATCATTTCGCACATTTTAAATTGCGCATCAAGTGATTCAAAAATAATATTATTATCTTGCATATAAGTATGAAGACCACACATACCAAGACCTAATGCTCGACCTTTTTCTGTGAATAATATTGCTTTCTCTAATCCTTTTATATCTCGTGCTTTAGTTAAGAATTCTTCACAAATACAATCAAGGAATACCGTTGCCCAAAATACCGCATCAGTATCTTTCCATTCATCAAATTTAGCTAGATTCATGGATGATAAAATACAAGTATATGTATGATTTACATCAGAAAATAGAGTTATTTCATCGCACAACTGTGCTGCGAGTACCTTTAAATCAAGGTCACGATACATCTGTGGTACATGACGATTTACTTTATCGGGGAAGAAGAAATAACCACGACCTGTGGTCATTTTAAGTTTCAATGCACGTTGATAACGTCTTAATGCTTCTGCGTCATTGTTGTTTAACTTAGTCACAAAATCATCAGATACATTCCAACCCACATTGGCATCATCTGGTTCAGCATGAATGTGGTCACAAAGTTCATCAAAATCATCGTGGTCAATTGGCAAGTACCCTGCCCATGCACCTCTACGAGTATTTCCTTGTTTCACTTCACGAGTCATTTGAACGTGCATTTTAAAAACAGGAACAACACCTGACGCTGTGCCACCATCTGCAATCTTAGCTCCTCTAGGTCTAATTAAACCTAGATAACTTGCTGTACCAAAACCTTGTTTGGTTAAAATTGCCACTTCTCTAAGTGATGAATAAAAACCATCAACACTATCATCAATCACATTTCCCGCACATGAAACAGGTAAACCCTTATTTGTTCCAGTATTACTTAACACAGGTGTTGAAGGAGATAACCAACCTTTCCAAAGCAATTCAAAGAACTTATCATAAGCAATACTTTCTTTGCCAATATGCTTTAAATGTTGTGATGCCGTTTTAGCAATACGCTCAAATTGACCACGAACACTACGTCCATTGGTATCATATTCGTATCTATCGCAGAATAGTTGATAACCACCTGTGATATACCAATCGGGAACTAAACCTTTTTCTTGCAACTCTTTTCTTTCTTGTGATAACTTTGTGTATTTATTCGACATTTTTATACTTACCTTTAATTGTAAATGCAGTTTCGTCCCAGTTGCGATTATATTCAGCACTCATACCCACAAAGAAATCATTAAATGCATAATTCTTTAAGCCTTTGTAGAAGTAATCAGCAATAGGATTTGATTCTACTGTGAAAATGTCGGAATAACCTAATTGGTTTAAACAAATGTTTATACGCGATTTCACAAACGATTTCATATCTTCTTTTTTAATACCATCAATATCCCCTTTCTCAAAAATCATATCAATGATTCGTGATTCATGTTCATAAATGGTTTCCGCAATTTCAATAATCTCATCCAGTAGTGCATCTTCACGCACGGCTTTGAGTTTCATCTGTGACTTAAGGGTTTTAAAAACCCAAGCACCTGCAATAGAATGAAGGGATTCATCACGCACAGAGAAGTTAATTCCACGCACAACACTTGTGAGTTTATTCTTACCTTGTGATTGAAAATGTTTTAAGAAGGCAAAGGATGAATAAAGAATCGCACCTTCAACAATACTAAAACCAGCAAGCGAAACTAAATCATTTTTATTTGACACAACAGAATCAATGAAATCCATGCGTGACTTTAAAATAGGGTCATTCACATAGTCTTCATAAAAGTCATCTGTATTGATGTGAAGAAGCTCATTAATTTTATTATAGAATACTTTATGCACAGCAAGCTCAAACATACCAAACGTACTAGCCATTGCTTGAAGTTCTGGACGTTTAAAAGTACGCATAAATCGACCGCACCAGTAATCTGAACCAGCCTTAAGCTCATAGAGTGTGAATAACTTTAGTGTTGTGATAACACCATGTTTTTCTGATTCTGAAAACTCAGTTAGAATTGAATTGATATCTTTTTCAACATTGACTTCATTGGGAAGCCAAAAGATAGATAATTGGTCATCTGTAAATTGCACTGCTTCTGGATATCGAATAACGAATGATTCTGTTTTTTCCAGTATGTGAGCTTTAGTCATTATCAAATACCCATCAAATAAACAAACATAGCAATTCTAGCTACTATACCCACACTTACACCAATTATGCCCAACATTATCAAATAAGCAATTGTGCCTTTTATAAATTCCATAATCATTCCCAAGTTGTTTTACTTTTTTCAATGTTGACAGCAATCGCGTCAACCACGGCTTGTAAATCGTGTGTCATTGCAATATACGTTCTAGATATTTTTGCATCACGTCTAATGTGTTCACGCAAATAATGTACACAGAAATCAGCAATATCAGTATTACTAAATTCGTTTAAATTTGCCCTAATCTGGTTATATGACATTTCACTCATGTTCTCTCCCCCGTCTTCAAGATTGTGAAAATTAGAAACCATATGACATCTCTGGTTCATCCAAAACTGAAATTATTTTATCAAATGCGACATCAAAAAGACTAGCTTTATTTGACTGTGAATCAAAGTATGGTTGATTAATCCATATATTTAATTCAATTTCTACAATTTCTGTGAATCTCATAATAAATCCTTTAATAGTTCTGGATGTTCTACTTGTGATATTAATTGCTCAATAAAGGAATCCCAATATTTATATCGGTGACCTTTTCTTTGTGCAATAATTGTTCTTAATGATTGGTAATTAATTGTTACTTCACGAGTTTGCAAATACCCTTCAGGTAATGCGTCTTTTAATTGCACAATACCGATATCACCATCTTTATACGATTGCCAAACTACACGAAACATATCTACAGCAATACGAGGTGTGTTGGTTGAAAAGTCTTTATGTGTCGGTGCGCGTTTATTGAGCTTATGCATTGTACTAGCTGAATTCTTAGTAATGAATTGATAAGTATCAAACTCTGCCCAAAATGCACGAGTAGCACGAACATCCATCCACACATTAATGCTGCGTAAAAACTTATTGTGACCACCATCTTTATTAGCTAACACTTCAGCACGTTTAATGGACTTTTCTTTTTGTGTTTCCCACCATTCATCAATATTAGCAGATTCATCAAGGTAGCTATACGCCATCCCTCTTAATGCCCATTCGTATCCATGCTCACTTAATATTTTAACGTACATGACGAATCCCATATCCTAACACAATTAAACCAGAAATAATGCCAAATGAAACACCATATGACTCACCAAATTTAATAGAAATTGACATACCAATGATTAGGATTGAGCAAAACAATAGGAAATAACCTAAA